CTTGACGATCTTGCCAGGCCCCTCGCCGAACGCCACAGCGAAGGATGCCGAGTAGCGATAGGTGGTGCTGCTGCGTCCACCACCCTTGCCAATCCTCTGGCGCTGCTTGCGCGCCTTGATGCCTGGGGACCAGATGATGTTCCCCGCCAGCCGCGCGGTGCCGTAGATGAGGGGAATCGGCGTGCCGTAAGCGCTGGATTGGACCGTGAGATCGCCGAGCTGCGGTCCACCAGCAGGGCGAGACGGGAACAGTGCGTGGCCAAGCAGCGCGCCTGCAGTCCACCCGATGGAAGTGAGGACACCACCGCCAAGCGCAGAGCCTACCAGTGCACCACCAGCAGCAAGCGCCAGAACAGCCATCCGTCAACCTCCGATGCGCCACGCGCCGATCAGCGCGTCGGCAAGGTCATGCGTCAGCGGCTCCTCTACCACGCGGCGACGCGGAGCGTAAGCGTGAATGACCGTCAGCGAGTCTTCACGCGACGCCGCGATGCCGACATGGCCTGCGTTCACGCCGTCCACCTTGAACACCACCACGTCACCCGGTTGTGGCGCCGCCACGCTGCGTTCGCCTACAGCGTCCACACCCGCAATGATGCGCGCGGCGGATGGCTCCCGCGCATACGGTGCCGGATCGTCCAGCATGATGCCCACGTCACGGTGCGCCAAGATGACCAGCCCGATGCAATCCACGCCCATGCGGCTGCGCCCGAGGTGTCGCCACGGAACGCCGAGATAGGATCGCGCAGCCTCTACGATCGCGCTCATACCGGCCGCTCCAATGCGGCCTGCGCACCAGGCACGTCAGGGAACCCACGGAACCGAACCCAGTTGCTAAACTTGTCGCGGCACGTGATGAACCGCTTGTCGCAGCCTGGCAGCACGCGCAGCACGTCGCCGACGGCGATGGGCGCTGGCAGCGACAGGAACAGCGTCAGAGTGCGCGTGGCCTGCACCCAGCCGTTGACTTCGCGCACCGCGCCTGCGTTGGCGCCTGTGACCCAGATCGCCAGCCCGCCATCGAACCAGCCATCGGCATAGGCATGGATGCCGTCCGCCTGGAGCACCACGCTTGCCTGCGTGACGACCGAGGAGACGGTAGCAGGCTGCGCCCAAGCCGCGCGCGCGGTCCATGTCACTGTGCCGTCTGTCGTGGTGCTGTTGATCGTGGTGGAGAACGTCGGCTGTGACGCGGCGCTAGTGCCAGCGGTTGTGCATTCGTAGATGCGGCGTTCCTCGCGGTAAGGACCAGTCGCGGAGGTGTCCGTTTCAACCCTCACGAACGCACCCACTGCATAGGCTGTGCTGTTGGCGCGCAGCGGCGGAGAAGTCGGGATGCCGCATCGCGTGTCGCCGAGGTCAGCATCGCAACCAGGCGCATAGCTGCGCACGATCTGCTGCTGCAGCGCCTGCGCCAAGCCGCGCAGCTCGACGCGCGCAGTGCCATCATCCTGCGGCTGCACACGGCCAAACCAGCCTGTGCGCAAGGTAATCGCACCTTGCGACGTGTCCGACCAGTTGACCAGCAGCAGGCGAAACTTGGCGTTGTCCCAGCGCCCCGCGCGGATGTCGGCGGCAGTGATCGCAGCGTTGTCGAGCAGAACAATGATCTCGCTCTCGGCAACGCTCATGTCGGCTGACGCGCTTACCGCCTCGCGTGTGTAAGCGCGAGAGGCTGAGTAGGTTTGCCCGCCAACCGTCAGGTCTCGGTCATGGTCCGTGAAGCGGAACACCTGCCCATCGCTGCGCGTGATCTCGATGCATGTGGCGAGCGTCAGCGGCGCCCCGGAAGAGAGGTGCGCAGCGAGACCGGCGGACGCAGCCTTCATTCACGCACCTCGACAAGAGGGATGGACGGCCACTCGCCCACATCGGCCAAGTCGAGGCGCAGCGCCATGGTGTCCGCCTCGAAGCGCACTGGCACATCAAACTCGCACTCAACCTCCACAGCCTGTCCTGTGGTGGCCGCCAGTGTGTTGCCGATGGTGATGACACCAGTCGTCAAGTTGACCTGAAACTGCGAACCGCCCGTCCCAAGCGTCCGCTCGGTGCCGCCGACCCAGCAGCGCACCGTGCCAGAGACCGGCTTCGTGATGTTCCTGCTACGTGTGATCGAGCCGGAGGTGTATTGCTTGACGATCTGGAAGGTCGCCAGCGTGCCGTTTGTGGTGCCGATCTGCGTGCGCGCGAGCTGGTAATCAGCCCAATCGCGGAAGCGGAAAGCGCGCGCGCGGCCGCCCCGAGCACGGTGGAAGCGGATGATATCCTCGTATTGCGCGCGCGTCTTGACGCCCGAGGAAACGTCGAAGCGCAGGAGCGGGATGGACCACGCCTCGACACGCACTTCGCGTCCGTTGGCGGCGGTGGCGATGATGGTGTTGTGCTGCGGCCCGCTGATCGCTCCGAGACCGATCTCGATCGGAAAGCGCACGTCGTCAAACGCCATGCGGTTTCTCCGTCACATGCTGCGAGAGGCGTTGCGCACCGCGCGCCCGAGCGTCCCGGCGATGGCGGCTTGGGACTGCCGGAAGCCGTCCATGTCGCGGATGCCATGGAAATGCACCACGACGCCCGTTCGTGCGCTCGGCAACTCTGGTTCGATGAACCCAGCAGTTGCGGGGCGGAAGAGCTCGGGGCCACGCTCCCCGACAACGTAGTAGCGTGATGGGTCAACAGGCCCGCCTTTGGCACGAAAGCCGCCGAAGACGCCCACGATAGAGCGCGCCGCGCTGGTCAGCAGACCGCCGAGGCCGCCCCCGCCGGCATCTCCGAAAAAACCGCTCACCAGTTGCCGGAACGCCAGTTGTGTGCCGATGCGCAGCAGGTCGCGCTCAAGCCCTTTCAACACCTCGGAGAACGACTTGCCCTCCGCAATCGCATCAGCAAAGGCCGCGCCAAGCGCCTTCTCAAGCTGCCGCGCCACCTCTTCAACGCCGCTGATCTCATCCTTCAGCTTCTGGACCGCGCGGTTGTAGGTTTCTTGTGAGATGGCACCTGCTGCCAGGAGCTCGTTGAGACGGGCGAGTTCGGCGGCAAGACGTTCCTGCTCGGTCGCGACGGCTCTGGTGACACGCTCGCCTTCCGCGCGCAGCCGATTCAGGATCTGTTCCTGCTCGATCAGTTCCGCGCGGGTGCGCGCGGCTTCTTCGATCTGCGCACGTTCGGCTGCCGTCAGTTCCGCACTCGCACGGAGACCTGCCGCCTGATCGGCACGCGCGCGCGTCTCTGCTTCGATCAGCGCGCGCGCCACCGCGCGCGCTACGTTTCCATCGTTTGCGGCGGCTGCTTCTGCCTGTGCAAGTCGGACGGCATCCTGCAGCGACTGGATATAGGAGCGCAGTTGCGGCAACGCGGAACTGCCACCCCTGCGTGGCTCTGGCGTGCTGCTTGCGCTTCCGACTCGGAGAGCGTTGCCATGTGCGCGCGAGCTGGTATCTGAAGTGCCCTTGACGGCGCGGTTCATTTGCTCAGCAGCTTCAGCCGCGCGATCAAACGTGCGTGCTGCTTCTTGCGTTGCGGCTGTCAGCCGCTCCACCTCAGCACGTGCCTGCTCGACCTGCGCTCCGAGACGACTTACTGCTTCCTTCCAGCGTGCCGTGCTTTCAGCGTCGCCCTGGAATGCTGGACCACGCGCCCGCAGCTCATCAAGGCGACGCTGAAGGGTGGCGAGGTTCCTCTCCGCGTCTTGAAGCGCAGTTGTCGTCTCTTGCAGGATGCGCGCCCCACCCATGGCGCCTGCGGTAGCGCCCGCGATAGCGCCGCCAGTGCCAGCGATCGCCGCGCCCCAAGGCCCGAGCAATGAACCCAGGCGAGCACCAGCGATAGCGCCCGCTGTTGCGCCGCCTAGGACCGTGCTACCTGCCGCGCCGCCAAGGAGCAGGTTGCGCAGGCTTGGGTTGTCGAGCAGCGTGTTCAGCCCGCGCAAGCCTTCCTGCAAAAGCCGAATGCCGTCGAGAATCGTCGGCGCCAACCCAGCAGCAAAGCGTTGCTGCAGCACGGCAATCTGCTGGTTGAGCACGGCGAGAGCATCGCCCGCGCTATCAGCGCGCGCAGACAGCTCCTCGGCCAACACAGCGCCGAAGCTGCGCGCCTGCTGCTCTGCCCGACGCAGCCCCTCCGCGCCTTGGGAAAGGATGGGAAGCAGCGCCTGTCCGCCGCGTCCGAACAGGTCGACAGCGGCTGCCGCACGCGCTGCAGGATCCTGAATGCGCGAAAGCGCCTCGGCGATCTCGGGCAGCACCTGCTCTGCCGTGCGCAACCGTCCAGCGCTGTCCCGGACATCGACGCCAAGCCGTGCAAATGCGGCAAGTGCCTGTTGCGACCCTTCGCCTGCCTCGCCAAGCGTGCGGGTCAGTCGCTGCAATCCGGTCTCGAGCTGCTCGGTCGAGACGCCTGCCTGCGCAGCCGCGAAGCGCAGGATCTGCAACCCCTCGACCGACACGCCTGCCTGCTCGGCAAGCTCGCCAAGCCCGCCAGCAGCGTTGAGCGCGGAGCGCGTCATGCCGATGAGGCCGCCTATCGACAAAGCCGCCGCCAGCGGCGCGAACGCAGTGCGGAGTGCGCTGGCGGCCGCGCTGAGGTCGCCAAACGCCGCGCTCGTGCGGTCCGCCTGCCGCTGGATGCTCGTCAGGCCACGCTCGAATTGCTGTTGCGCCGTCTGCAGTGAACGACGCGCCGTGGTCAGCGCGGTCTGCCAAGCCGCGGTCTCAAGTTCGAGGTCGGCGCGAAGCGAGCCGATGCGCGTTGAGCCGCTCATGCGCCATCCGTCCTTGTCGCTCGCGGGAACATGCTCATGATCGTCTTGACCTTCGTCGCCAGCTCCTCAGCCGAGTCCGGCTTCCCCTTCGGCGCCAAAAGGGTCTTGAGGTCGGGAAGACGCTTCGTGCGCGCGAAGGCCTCCACGTGCCACGCGTTGAAGACGGCGAGCTCGTAGCGCGATCGCTGCGCGTCTGTCTCGGCTTCGATCACGGTAGTGAGCTGCCATGGCGTCATGCGCCAGAACTCCGACGGCTGGATACCGCAGCGATGCGCAGCGCGAAATGCGTTCGCTACTACGTCTCCCTTGGTGGGCTCGCTGCGGCCGGAGGAGGGTTTGCCGGCTTGTCCTCTCCGGGACCGGTCAGCGCGTAGCCGATGGCCCGCGCCAGCGCGTTGATCACCGGCAGGAACGGCGGCGAGATATCGAGCAGACGCGTCGCCGTCATCTCGGGATGGTGGCGTGCAAGCCCGATCGCGAGTATCTCCGCCAGCCGTTCCGGCTCGTAGGGCGTGAGGCTTTCCATGCCGGTGAAGCCGGCTTTGCCGAGCATGGAGAACGCGCGCCAGTCGAATAGGAGCGTGTATTCCTTGCCCTCGATGACCACGCGCGCTTCGCCTGCGTGCGGAGCATCGGTCACGTCATGTCGCTCCACGTCACGTCGCCGGTCACGCGGAGCGTGACGCTTGCCGTCACCTTGTCGTCCACGGCGCCGGAGATGGAGAAGTTTTGCACGAACGCGTTGAAAGTCAGCTCGGTGTTGGCGGTATCCGACAGCTTCAGCACGAAGGCGGTCGGCACAGACAGAACCTCCTGGCGCTTGCGCAGGAAGACCTGCCCGACGTCGCCGGGCTTGAATTGCAGCTCCGCAGTGACGGTGCCAGGGTCCTTCAGGCCCATGACGAACTCGCGGGCGGTGCTGCCCAGGTGCGTCACGTCGATCTCGTTGGCCTGGCCGCCCGGACCGGTGAAGTTCGTAAGCTCCCCGATCAGGGCCGACAGCGTGAAAGTCGCCGCCGTCGCGGTGTTGATCGCGGCCGGAGCGGGCGTGACCGTGATGGTGGTTGCCGTGACGGCAGTGATGGTGAACGTCGTGTTGGTGTTGCCCGGCGCATTCGTGGTGAACGTCATGCCCACCAGGAAGCCGTCGGTGAGGAAGCTGCCAACCGTGCGCACGAACTGCGCTGGGCTGACCGTGGCGGTGATGGTCGCGTTACGGATCAGGCGACCCGTCAGCGAAGACCCCTGTGCGCTGAAGGCCATGAACGTTACTCCTCGATGTGGTGGATGAGGTAGTCCTGCGAGACGCGAAAGAGCGCCTGCGGCTCGATCTCAGGCTCGTGCAGATCCTGGTCGCTGACGAGCGAGATGCCTTCGATCCGGCACGACCAGCCGGGTTGTGTGATGGTGCCGCGGAAGCCGTCGAGACGTGTGCGGATCGCATCCGACACAGCGCGAGCCGTGGCGTAGGCCGCGGCGTAGATGTCGATCTGGAAGCGCGCTGAGACCAGTCCGCTCGGACCGAGAGTGTGGCGCGCGCGCACCGCGCTGACCCGGGCGTAGGTTGCATAGGGCATCTGCACGCGGGCGGGCGCCGCGACTGGATAGAGTCGGTTGCCAAGCTGTGCTATCGGCGTGCCGTTCGTGAGGCGGTGGAACAGCGCGCGCTCCACGCTCATCGTCGCCTCCGCGCCGGGCGCGCAAGCTCGCGCTCAATGTTCTGTGCCATCCGTCGCGCCAGTTCGGGCAGAATGCGCGGTGAAATGGCATCCCATGCCGGGCGGAAGAATGGTCGCGGCGGCTGCGCTTTGACCTCGCGCCCGAAGATGGTCTTGCCGTCGCTCAGCACCTTCTTTTTGACCACGGTCACCTTGCTGCGGCCGTATTCCAGCCACTTCGCCCAGAATGCGCGTCCGGTATGGACAACAGCCGTGAAGCGTTGCGCGCTTGGGATCGGACGGACGCGGATGTTTTGCTGCAGGCGTCCATATTTCGGGTGGGCCTCACCGCGGCCGCGTGGCGTTGCCTGGCGCACCTCTCGCTGCACCATCCGCGCCACCGCCATCATGGAGTTGCGCACGACGCGTCGCTGTGACGCTTCGGACAGTTGGCGCAGAGCTGCCTGCAGCTCGCGCGCGCCTTCGATGCGAACCGTCCGTGTCATGGTTGCTGTCCTGAGCAGAGGAGGTCCAAGCCCTCGCGGCGACCGACTTCGAGGACGGCCTTGATGTCCCAGACGCGATCGTCGTGCAGGACGCGCATGCCGGACGAGATGCCTGCACGCCAGCGGATGCGGATGCGAGCGTCGCGCTCCGGCTGCTCGGCGCCTGCGCCATAGCGCTCCTGCCCGCGCAAGGGCACGATCTGCGCCCACACCTCGGCGACGGTCGACCAGGTGACGTTTTCGGACCCGTCTTGCTCGCGCGTGGCGCTGCGTTCTTGCAGCGTCACCCGGCGATCCAGGCGTCCAGCTTCCATCAGGCTGCCACCATCCGGAACGGCGTGATCAGCGCGTCGTAGGCGAGCGGCAGGTCCGGCATGGCCTTTGTCGACGCTGCTTCGCGGTTCTCATACAGCAGCCCGATGTGCAGTTTCATCGCGGCCACGAGCGGCGCAGGAACGGCGGACGCGCCGCCGTAGCCTGCCACGAATGTGATGCTCACTGCGTCCGGCTGATCCCGCGCGGTTGGCCAGACTTCGCCGTAAACAGGTCGCACTAATCCTTGTCCCCAGTCTGTGCGCGCGGTCTCGTAGAGCGTTGCTGCCATCGTCGTCAGCACGCCATCTGCGTCGCGATAGACGATGGAGACGAGGGATTGCAGCGGCGGCAGCGGTAGCAGGATTGGCGTCTCACCAGTGGGAAACGCGGACAGGTCGAGCCGCCACGTCTGCGTCATCAGGGCTCGGCCCAGGATGCCGGATGGCCCGTCCAGATGCTGCCTCGCCGTGGTGATGAGCGCCGTCACGAGCGCGTCGTCTGGATGCGCGGGGGGGTTTCCCGTGGCGTCAAGACGCAGATGGCTCCGAGCGTCGGCGAGCGAGATGGGCTCGCCGACGGGCGGAGTGACAAGCGTGAGCGGCATGGCCAGTCCCTATTGCTGGTCCTGTTCGACGGCCGCGCGACGGACGCGCCGTCGTGGCATGTCCGGCGCTTGGGCTGGTGCAGGCGGCTCGACAACCGCTTCCGTGGCCGTTCCCGCATCGGCGTGGCGGAACGGTTCGGCCAGCCGCGCTGCGATGCCGCGCGCAGCCAGCGCCTCGCCCACGTCATCCGGAAACGCGGCGATCTCGCCAGCATTCCAGATGCGGTAGTGAGCGAGGAAGCGGACTCGCATCACTGCGGCAGCCGGTCCGCGCCGCCGAAGACCGCCACCGCCGAAAGCTCGGCCGTGTCGGTGTTGGCCCGCGAGAGGTCGGGAGTGTAGAGCAGCCGCACATAGCGCCGCGCGCCTGCCAGGCTCACGTTTGCCTCGAACGCGCCCGAAAAGGTTCCCGCACCGGTGGCGACGGCCGTCGCGGATGCCGTCGCCACCGTGGTCGGCGACGACATGTCGGACGCATCGCTGGTCTGCACCGTGTAGGCGATGGAAAGCGTCTCATTCGCGCCGAGGGTGGTGGTGTAGGGCACCGCGAAAACGGCCGACTGCGGCCATCCGATCGCCGCGCGATCGAGGATGGTGCCGGTCTGCTGCTGGCCGTCCTGGCCAGCCCCGGCGGTGATCGCGAGGTTGGGAGCGGCGCGGCGCACCGTGATCTTCTGGCCGATGTTGCGGATTTCGGTCGTGCTCATAGCGTGTTCTCCGGGTGAGAATGCGCAGATGGGGTGGGCGACGGCCCTGGCGCCATGGCCGGGCCGTCAGGATCAGGCGCCCCAGGTGACGTTCGTCAGCCAAGCGGCGGCAGGCAGGTGTCGCAGTCCGATGTCGTGCTGCGCGATGGCGCGCATCACGGTCTCGTCGCGCGAGAACGCGGCCTGCAGGTTGTTACTCGCGTCTCGATACGCCGCCTCGGTGGACAGGGACACCTCGATGCCCATGTGCTCGCCGACGACGACGTGCGCGAAGTCGATCAGCCCGAGCTCGGACTCGTTGCCGCCGCCGAGGTTGGTCGGAATCTGCGTCGTGACGCGGAACGGCTTGCCGCGCAGCTCGCCGCGCTGCACCTCCGGGAAGGCGAAGTTGCCGTTGCCGTCCCGGATGTTGAGCAGCCGCATATAGGTGCGCGGTGCCATCAGCCAGCCCGGACGCGTCATGGGCACGTCGGCGTTCATCAGCGCCAGTTCGAGGCGACCGAGGTTGGTGGTGATATCGGCCAGCGTGTCCGCACCGGTGACGGTCAGCAGGTGCGTCGCCGCCACCGTGGTGCCCAATGCCTGGAAGCGAAGGCCGCGCGGCGTGAAGGCCGTGCCCGCACCGCGGATGAAGGCCGTGTCCATCCGCTGCGCGAGCGCGGCCACGAGATCGTCGCGGACCAGGCGGTCGGCCGCCACGCTCGACGCTCGCAGAAGGTCATTGCTGATCGGGATCAGCGCCGCCAGCTTCTTCGCCGACAGCTTGACCTGGCCGAACTCGACGCTGGTGGCCGGCACGTCCTGCTGCTCGCCGATGTAGGACGCCGCCGCGCCGGTGGAAAGCCGGTTCATCGTCAGGTTGCCGTTGGGCATGTCGACGATCTGCGGGTTGAGCGACATCACGACCGAAGCCGGTCGCAGCAGCTCGATCACTTCCGTGGACACGTCCTCCGGCACCAGGAACCCGCCTGCCGAGCCAGTGCTGATGTTCTGGTTGGCGAAGAGGCCGCTTTCGCCCCATTCCGTCGTCGCGATCTGGGCAGCGACGTAGGGGATGCCGCCCGCGGCCGCGAGCGCGCGGAACATGCGGGCGAAACGCAGCCCCTTTTCGTCGGACGCCTTCGGCTGCGCAGGAACGGTCGCGATGTTGCCCGGCAGGGGCGACACCGGCTTGGCAGCGGCAGCCTTGCGGCGTTCCAGGTCCTCGGCTCGCGCCAGCTCGGCGGCGATCTTGTCGTCCTCGGCCCGCAGCGCGTCGTAGGCGGCCTGGTCCTCGGCGGTGAAGTCCTCGCCTTCCCGCGACGCGATCAGCGCCTCCATGCGCTCAAGGATGCCCGCACGGCGGGCCTTCAGTGCCGTGATACGGTCCATTTCGATCACTCCATTCCCGCGACCCGACGCCGCGTTTCGAGATCGGCTGCCGCCCACGCACGACGGCCAGCCGGTGAAGATTGCGCGGTGCGCCGCGCGAGCTGTTGGAGGGTAGCCTCCAGGGTGGAAACGCGGTCGGCCATCCCGGATCCCACCGCGTTGGCGGCCGCGACCATCCCGCCGCGACCGAAGCGCGCGCGGACGACGGGAGGCGTTGTGCGCCGTCCTGCTGCCACGTCCGCGACGAACTGCTCCTCGATGGCGTCCACCTCCGCCTGGATGGCGGCACGTCCCTCCTCGGTGGTGAGGTCGGGACGCTTGTTCGGCGCACCGCTCGAAACGATCTCGTAGGCGCGACGGCCGTTCGCGTCGGTTGCCTCCTGGCGCGTGACGGTGGCCACGACGCCGATGCCGCCGACGCTCGCCGTCCGGTCCAGGACCACTTCGCGCGCTTGTGACGCCAGCCAGTAAGCCGCGGACGCAGCCATGCCGGTCACGAACGAGGTGACAGGCTTCGCTGAGTTCCTGATGGCGTCGGCGGCTTCGCCGAGACCTGAGACCATGCCGCCAGGGCTGTCCACCACCAGCACGATTGAGTCCACTTGCGGCGAGGCTTGCGCGACGCGGAAGTCGCGCATCAGCGCGTCGAGCGAGGTGCTCCCCGCCGAGCTGGTGACGAGGTTGGCGCGCGGGAAAATCGGCCCGAAGATGGGGATGCTGGCGACCCCGTCGCGCACCATGGCGGTGCGTGTTCCGTCGAGCGGCGTGCCGACCGATGCCACCGCCGCGCGAGCGGTCTCAAGCCGCTCCTGGTGGCCGTCCTCCGCTACCGCCAGAAGCGCCGGGTGTTCCGCTGCGCGCAAGGCGATCGCTTCGATCGCTGCCAGGTATTCCGGCAGGATTGCCCAGGGTCTGGCGCGGATGGCGGCGAGCACGGCGGAGGCTTCGCGTGACATCCTGGTGATCCTCCTACGCTTGGGCTGGTGTCGTGGGCGCGCCCGCGACAGTCATGTTGGCTGGCCGCCAGCGTTCTTCGCCTGCGGGCCCGTCGAGCAGGTTGAGGTTCTCGCGTTCGCGGATCTCGTTGGCGCTGAGGACGCCAGTCAAACGTGCTGCGTTGTAGGCTTCCCAGCGGCTCTTGATGTCGCCCTTCACAAGCGCGTCGGTCAGGAACTCGAAGTGTCCGTCGTCCGCTGCGAAGGCCATTGTCGCGGCGGCAGCGACGCGCTCGTAGTGCGGGCCGAGATGGTAGATGACGAACTCGAGGCTCTGCTGTTCGATGTTGCCAAACGTCGCCCGCGAAAGCTCGAAGAGAAGGTGGGGGGGAACGCCCCACATTCGTGCGACTTCGAGAATCTGGAAGGTGCGCGTCTCCACGAACTGGCTGGACTGATTGTCTTGGCTGAGGAACTTCGGCTCGAGCTCTTGATCGAGAACGGCGATCTCGTTGGCTCGCGTTGGTCCGCCGAACCGACGCTTCCAGTCGGCGCGCAGAGCTTCCTTGGCCTCCTGCGACATGCGGTGCTTGGTGGTGAGGATGGTGCCAGGACGTGCATCGTTGCGCCAGAAACTTGCCGCGTATTCGCCGGTTGCGATCGTCGCACCGAGCGCGGTGTGCATGTAGCGGACGGGATTGAGACCGTAGAGACCGTTTCGGCTGATACCAGGAACGTGCCAGATGTCCCGCGCTGAGAAGCGCCCGCTTGTGCCGTCCGGGAGCACCGCGTCGTAGAAGAGTTCGACGCCGTTTTCGCGGTCGAAGTATTGGTTGACCGTCACGGTGAGCGGGTTGATCCTGGTCAGCGCGGTCACGCGCTGCTGCGCGTCGCGTGACACGTATGCATAGAAGTTGCCGGTCAGGAGCACGTCGGCGAGCAGGATTTCCTTGAACGCGAAGGCAGACTGATGGCGGTTCGGCGCGCGGTGGAAGAGCCTGTAGAGCGGGTCGTTCTTGGCGCGCTCGCGACCGTTGGCGGTCTCGCGATAGTAGTGCAGCGGCGTCATGGCGAAGACGCCGGAAAGCACGCGCAGCGCCTGCATCACTGCGGGCAGGGAAAGCGCCGTGGTCTCCGAGACAGGCACCGCTGAGCGCGATTGGGCGCCGCCCAACACGAAGCCATGCACGGTCCATTGGCTTTCGGACTGCACCGATGCGCCGATGGTGGGTTCCTTGCGCTCCGTGCGCTGGCCGCCGCGGAACCAATCCATGAGACCCATGGTCAAATCCCCGTGTATTCGAACCGTGCCACGGCGGGGGCGCGCGCCAGCAGCTCGACGGCGTTGAAGAGCGCCATCAGCGGGTCGATCTTCGCGGTGCCGGAGGCCTGCTTGGTGATGAGCATGGCGTTTCCTTTCGGCTCGACCTTGGCGTTGCTGACGCACCAGGCCATGAGCGGCTGCGCCGCGTGCCGAAACTTTCCGGACGCGAGCAGGCGCTCAGTGAGTTTGATGGCGCCGCCGAGCATCCATCCTTGCGACACGGCGACCATTTCGTTGGAGGAGAAGCCTTCGGACGCCAAGGCATTCACGAACGAGTGTGAGTTGCCTGGGTCAATCCCGATGGCATGCCGCTCGGGAAGTAGTCCCGCGCTGCGGAGGCGGCAGCAGATGGCGACAAGCTCGTCGAGGTCGTCGCCAACCGTCTCGACGACGGTGAGATCGCCATCCGCTGCGAAGTCGCGCAGTTCCGGCGCGATGGATTGGCGACGCTTGAATACAAGCGGGCTTGCCCATGCGCGTGACCACGACAACCAGATGCCCGTTTCCCGCTCGCGCCCGAGAACCGTCAATCCGAGAAGGTCATCAGCGCCGCCGCCGTCAACGCCAACCGTGACCACCTCCGAGCGCTGCATGAGCGTCTCCAAGGTGAGCGTCCGATCCGTTGTTTGCTGCCAGTATTCGATACCTGCCCAAGCGTCGTCGCGGAGTGCAAGACCGATCTCGACGTTGAGGTGCTGTGAAGCCCAGCGGCGCAGCTCCGCTTCGCCAGCGGCGCGCGCGGCTTCAAAGTCCTGGATGAGACGCTCGACGGTGATGGACCGTCCTGCATTCGGCAGGACCATCCACCAATTCCGGTGGTCCTGCCAGTCCACGTCCGGGGGGAACTCGTAGAGGATTGGAAGGACGGGTGCTCGCAAACGTCCGTCGCGGACCGCGCGTGCCTTGGCCAGTTCTGCCTTGAAGACACCCTTAGGCGTTCGCTCGCTCTGCGTCGTGATCGCCAGCAGGAAACCTTCTGGCTGGGAGACGAGACCGCCGCGCAACTGGCCGATCACGCGGTCAGCGTCGGCGCTTTCGGAGATGACGTGGACTTCGTCGAGCAGCACACCGCAGGGTTTGGTGCCGGTGACGATCTTCGGGTCAAAGCTCTTGACCTTCAAAAACGCTTTTGTCTCGCGGTAGGTGATGCGCTTGATGTGTTCCTGGATGTGGAACTTCGGCACGAGAACGTCGTCGGCCTCGATCATGCCGACCACCTGACGAAAAGCGAGTTCTGCCACGTCCTGCGTTGGTGCGACGAGAACGAACTCTGCACGGGGACGCTTGTTCATCAGCAACGCAGTCAGCATGATGGCGGCGCCGCTTGTGGTCTTGCTGTTCTTCTTCGGCACCATGGCGAAGATCTCGCGGATGGTGCGCTTCTCGCCGTCCCATGATCCGAAGAGAGCGCGCACGATGTCGCGCACCCAATCGCCTGCGGCTTCTTTTAGCGTCGGCTGACCTGGCACGTCGGGAAGGCGGAGGCGATCGAGGATTGCCACCGCCTTTGCCGCTGCAGTTTCGTCGAGCGGGATGGAGGGAACGAGCGACCTGCCGTTTCGGATGCGGTCGCACCAGTCAGGACAGGAGAGGTCGATCATGAACGGGTGTTAGTTGAGCAGCGTCTCCCAGTCGGTGCCGTGGTGCGACGTGCGGGCGAGCATCTCCTGCGTCGCCTTTTTGCCCAGGTTGCTGGTCGGGGATGGCTGGTCGGTTTCGCGCCATCCGGCGCGGACCTTGAGCCAAAAGATCGCCGCCTGGACGCCTGCCGAGCCCTTCTCCTCGGTCGCGCGCTTGAAAAGCGCTTGCGCGACTTTCGCGTTGGCTTCGATGGCGCCGACGTCGAGCTCGGTGCGGAAGTGCTTGCGCAGCGTCTTCACGTCGATGTCGACCACGGTTGCGATGTCGACTTGCGAGACGCCTACGGCGGCGAGCGCCTTCACCAATCGGCGCTGTTCCGGGGTCGGAGCAAACTCCGGACGCCCGCGCCCCCTTTTTGTTCCGTTCGTGATCATTTGCGTAGAAGCCCTCTCATTTTTATGAGGCTGTCTCTTTTATTTTCCATCCTGCCTAGGCTGAGGCACCCTCCGCGCAGCCATGCAAAAAGCAATAATATTACTCTTTATTCCGCTTGCTGCCAGCCAGATTCAGCGCCAATACAAGCGCGCGCAGGGACGGACCCTGCCGCAGAGAGGGAGAGGACCATGACGCATGATCCGACGCTTTGGCCGAATGGTGTGCCCGTTCTGGGCATTCCAGACGAGATGCAGTCCGACGCTCAGGCCGCGCCCGCGCGCGCCCCGCGCGCCAACCTGCGCGACGCCGCCGCGGCGGTGCTCGCAGCTTGGGACGCGAGTGGGGCGCCGGAAGAAAACTGCCATTTCGTCTGGGGCTTGACCGTCGAGCCAATCAGCAGCGCGATGGAACAGCTTCGCGCCGCCCTGGCAGGGAAGCAGCCCCGCGCCGCCCGCGACCCCAACGCGCCCCGCAAGCCGCGCGAGGGCACCAAGCAAGAGGCGGTGATCAGCCTGCTGCGCCGCGAAGAGGGCGCTACCCTCGCACAGATCTGCGAGGCCACCGGCTGGCAGGCGGAGACTGCGCGCGGCTTCCTGGCGCGGCTGCGCAGCCAAGGGATGGCGCTCAATGTGGTGGAGCGCATCCGCATGGTGGGG